CCTGGCGTTGAGCTTCCTTTGTCTGGTAATGCTCCCGTTTATGGCAATGGTAAACAGCTTATGTTTGAGGGTACTTCAAACTCTTTTAGAACCTTAGCTGTGTCTCGTTCTGCTAACTGGTACACTGGTTCCGGCAACAAACCCGGTCAGCCTATCGGTACTGGAGTCAATGATACGCCTGGCGCTCCTACTAACACTTCTTTTGGCCTTTTACAAAAAGGTAATGGTGATTCTGGTATATATGCTGATTTAAGCTCCGTTACTTCAGCGACAATTAGCAGCCTTCGTACTGCTTTTCAAATGCAGAAGTTTTATGAACGTCTTGCCCGTGGTGGCAGTCGGTACACAGAAGTGCTTCGCTCTTTCTTCGGCGTGGTTTCTCCTGATGCCCGGTTGCAACGCCCTGAGTTTCTGGGTTCTTTCACTAAGATGGTAAATGTCAATCCTATAGCTCAGACTTCCGCAACCGACAACACATCTCCTCAAGGTAACCTTTCTGCTTATGGTGTTACTGCCGGTAAGTTCCATGGCTTTATTAAATCTTTTGTTGAGCATGGTTATGTTTTTGGTTTCGTCTGTGCTCGTGCCGATCTTACTTACCAGCAAGGCATAAACAAGATGTGGCTTCGTTCTACTGTTTATGATTTTTACTGGCCTACATTCGCTCATCTTGGCGAACAGGCTATTGAGCTTCGTGAACTTTATGCTCAAGGCTCTAAAGCCGATACTACTGTTTTTGGCTATCAGGAACGTTATGCTGAATATCGCTATAAACCTTCGCAGATTACAGGTAAGTTCCGTAGCTCTGTAACTGGTGGTAACCTTGATGTTTGGCATCTCTCACAGTTTTTCAGTAATGCTCCTACCCTCAATGAGGAATTTATTACGGAAAATCCTCCTATACGCCGTATTATAGCTGTTCAGGATGAACCTGAGTTTTTGCTTGACGTAGGCTTCCGTTATACTACAGTTCGTCCTATGCCTATGTTTGGTACGCCTGGCCTTGTTGATCACTTCTAGAAGGAGTTGGTTCTATGTCATGGTTTTCTAATGTTTTAGGCAGCGTTGCTGGATCTTTGCTTGGGTCTTCTGTTCAAAATCACTATAATTCTGCTAACGCTGAACAGCAAAATAAGTGGAATGTCGAAAACTATAAGCACCGTTATCAATGGGCTACGGAAGACCTGCGTCAAGCTGGTCTTAATCCTATCCTTGCCGCAACAAACGGTGTAGGCGGATCCATATCTGGAGCTTCAGCTGCTTCTGTAGGTATGAGTGATATCGGCAGTACTATGAATTCTGCTAAAGCCGCTAGTGCTGCTGAGAGGCAGGCTAAGAATGCCGAGCATCTTGCTATATCTCAAATTGATAAAAACGTCGCAGAAGCCGATTCTGTGCGTCAGAGTACCCATGGTACAGTTCTTCAGAACGGTATTCTTGCAAACGATTTGAATCTTCGTGAGCAGACTTACGAGAAACGTCTTGGTTACGAACTTGAGAAGATGAATCTGGAGCTTGAAAACCTTCGTCTTCAGGGTTCTTACCTTAACTCTAGCATTTTGAATAATATTGCTTCTGCTAATCGTGCTAATTCGGCCGCCGCTTTTGATAATATTCAAACTGAAATGGCAGGTATGGAACGTGATTTCTATAAAAATATTGAAAGTTTTGCAGGTGTTCCTAGATCTGTCTCTAGTGGTGTTGGTTCTACCGTAAAAAATGTTATAGGCTTCCTCGGAGGTCGTTACTTTGGAAGGAGATAACTTTTATGTCTAATAAAACTACTATGATTCTTACTTTTATAGTTTCTGTTGTTGTTCCCTTTATTCAGGAAGTTGTGGATCTTATTGAAGCTCTGAAAGGCAAAGCTTCTTCTAATACCGTGACTGTCAAAAAAGTTGCTTCTGACTTTCAAACAGATGTTGCGCAGCTTGTTGATCCAGTTTCTAATAAGAATGATTCTAAAAAAACTAGCCGTTTTTTCGGTTCTTGGAGGGATTCTAAATGAGACGTCGTCGTTTATCTAAACGAGGTTCTCGCCGTCTTTTTCGGCGTACCTCCAGATCTCGCCGTAGAAATTTTAAAAGAGTAGGACGAGGTGGATTTAGGATTTGACATTCTGACTTAATCCTGATACAATCGGTACAGGTGATTAATATGGTTTGTTATAATCCTATACTTATGTACCCAGTTGAAGGAGCGATTACCAAAAATGGAAAACAACATTATAGTTTTTACGGTAGCCTTGCCTCTCACCCAGAGCTTGCTGGTGATAGTCGTTTCATTCGTTGTTCTTGCAAACAGTGTATCGGCTGTCGTCTCGAACATAGTAGACAGTGGGCTGTCCGTGCTGTTCACGAAGCCCGTTCTTCGTCTTCTGCTTATTTCGTCACTTGCACTTTTGATAATTATCACTTGCCACGTGATAAAAGCTTGAGTAAGAAATTTCATCAGACTTTCTTGAAAAATCTTCGTCGTGAGTATGGCAGTGGTATTCGCTTTCTTGGCTGCGGTGAATATGGTGAACTTTATGGTCGCCCCCATTATCATTATATTTTTTTTAATATTGATTTTGCTGACAAAATTTTTCGCTTCCGTTCAGACGGTTACAATACTTATACTTCTTCTCGTTTTGCCAAAGTATGGAAGTACGGTATGCATCTTATAGGTGAGTTTAGCTTTGATTCAGCTGCCTATGTTGCTCGTTATATAGTTAAAAAACAGACAGGTAAAGACGCTCCTTCTCATTATAAAGGTCGCATTCCTGAATTCATGGTTGCTTCTAATCGTCCTGGTATTGGCGCTAAATGGCTCGAAGATCATGGTGAAGAATGCTATGCCAATGATTATGTTGTTATCAACGGCAAAAAGATGCGTCCTCCTCGTTATTATGACAAGTTGTTTGATGAATCGCATCCTCACTGGATGGAGTTTATTCGTAATAACCGAATTGAGAAGATGCTTCGTAATTTGGAGAACAATACTTTTGAGCGTTTGGTTGACCGCTGTCGCGTCCAGGAAGGTAAGTATAAGCATTTTCTTGGCAGAAAGCTTGACAAAGTATTATGACTGTGTTATTATTAAGTCAGAATTGAGGTGATGCTTATTAGTGAATTAGAAGCTGTTAAAAGGTTTTGTCGTGAGCGTAATATTTCTTTTGATTACTCTTTTTGTGGTAGTAAATATGCCGCTTACCGTCTTAAATCTGATGATTCTAGAGTTATTCGTCTTGATTATAACTATTTTGTTATATCATCTACGCTTTATCTCATGATTCGTAGGTATTTAGTTGCATTTAGAAAAGGAGATGGTTCTGCTGAGACTTTATTCCATTTATGATTCCAAGGCTGAACAGTTCAGCCCTCCGCAGGTTTATCACAACGATATGCTCGCTCTTCGAGCTTTTGAAGGTATAGTTAACGATGATAATATGCTTATTAAAAAGTATCCTGAAGATTTTTCTCTTTATTATATTGGCAATATTCGTGACAGCGACGGTCGCTATTACGTTGAGGATAGTGACGAGTCCCGTGTTCCTGTCATGGTTGGTCGCGCCATAGAATATGTGGCGGATTTTGACAATAACTCTATTAAGTGATAATCTAATAAAGAGCGTATCAGAAAAAGGACGATCTCATAGAGATCGCCCTTTTTTTGTGCGCTACGCCCGCCGCGTCTAGGCGCGTACGAAAGGAGGTGAAGTGAAGATATGAAATTTAAGACAGCTTATGATCCTGTAGAAGAACATGATCATTGCGGTATTGAGTTTACCATGCCCTCTCTTACAGTTCAGGACGAGAAAGAGGAAACTGATATCAATTACATTGTAAATAAGTATGCAGACGGTCAGAAAGGTATCATGACTCTTGACCTCGGCGATAGTTCGCAATACGGTTATCTACAGTTTGGAGATGCAACTCTTCCCGGCGACTACAGTACAGCGCTTGAGCTTGTGTCCGGAGTTCGTGAAGAGTTTTACAGTTTACCGGCTTACGTTCGCGCAAAATTCGATCATGATCCTATGAATTTTATTAGCCGATTGAACAATCCTGAAACACTCGAATATCTCCAACAACAAGGTCTGTATGGTAGCAATCATACTTTTGATGAACCACAACAGTCCGTAATTAGTGAACAAATACAAGAAAAAAGTAACACTTTAGAACAAAATAATGAAAATACAAAAAAATAGGCGTCACCGAAGCCAGTTTCTTACTTGATGTAACTGGCGTAGGTGACGCAAAAATAAACTAAAACCTAAGAATGATTTGCTTTAGGATAATTCTTAGGTTTACACTTCATTGAAGAGGGTGAAAATTTGGCACGGAAAATAAGAGTTCGAGGACATCGCTTTAGCGATGCTCCTGCAATGTATATGCGAAGGACAAAGTTTGATCGCTCGCATGTCTATAAAACAACTTTTAATGCTGGTAAGCTTATTCCTGTATTTGTTGACGAGGTTTTGCCTGGCGATACTACTCGCATGTCTGTTAATTTTTTCGGCCGCTTGGCTACTCCTATTAAGCCCATTATGGATAATATTTATCTGGACTGGTTTTTCTTTTTTGTCCCAAATCGCCTCGTTTGGGAGCATTGGCAGAATTTCTGCTTTGAGCAGGAAGACCCTGATGACAGCACTGATTATGTCATTCCCACTGTTACTGCTACTGGTAATTCTAATAATACCTATGTTGGCTCTCTTTGGGACTATTTCGGCTTGCCCGTGAATACGTCTGGTAATTTAACCGGTATTAGCGCCCTCCCATTCCGTGGCGTTTACTTGATATGGAACGAATGGTTTAGAGACGAGAACTTGCAGAAGTCCGTTAAGATCCAAAAAGGTGATGTCAATGAGGTTTTGGATTCTTCTCGTTCTGCCGATCAGCCCTCTTGGGTTTTCTCGTCAGGTACCAGTATATTCCCCGGCTTAGCCTGCCCGCCTCGTGGTAAGCGACATGATTACTTCACTTCTGCTCTTC